GCTTTTTGGGGTCAAGACTAACACTTTCTACAACACCTTCAGGGAGTTTAGTAGGTTCAATAGTAATAGGAAATTTATTAGCAGCAAAAAGTACATCAGCAATTTGTCCGTAGGCTGCTAATGTCTTGGTCTTAGTAACCTTAATAAATACTCTTGACTTTTCAGCTTCAGTAAATTGTACATCGGAATCATACAAACCTCTATAGTTTTTATAGGCTTTTAGCCAACGTGTTTCATCTTGATCACGATGGCGTTCTGCCTTAGTATACTTATCCATAATATGATATATAACTTTAATATTACTATCATCAGTATCTTCTAAAGCTACCGATGTATCATCTATTAAAACTTCGTCATTATCTTCCATGTTAATACCCAAATGTTTGATCGGCTATCTGATGCCCATGATTCTGTTTATTTGGTTCATAATCAAATATACTAAATCTTGGTCTTGACATTATACCATATCTTAATGCATCATACAAGTGATCTTCTGATTGTGTGTCTATGTCTTCAGGATTCTTTTTATCCAATGGTATTGAGGGAAGTTGAGAAATTATGTTGGTACAATCGTCAAAGAAAACTAACCTAGGTTCTTCTGTAAAATCATCAACCTGTAATCTTCTATGTATTTCATTTTTACCTGATACTCTACTTCCCTTACTTCTATCTGATGGCCTCCATCGACATCCTCTTTGAATCATTTGTTCTGCGAGTGATGGTCCAGTATCACCACGCCTATGCCAAAGAGAACTATCAAGAGTGCCGTAACTAATAGTTCCGTCATTTTGTTCTGCCTCCAATATCATATCAGCTAGATCTGTAGCTAACACTTTAGAAACATACAATTCCCTATATACAATAAGCTGCTCGTCAGGAGAAATAGCAAACCATATAACTGCAGACTTACTTCCATATCCGTAGTCACATGCCCTAAACTTTGTCCAAGCTGTCGGTATATCAAAAGGTTCGATGACATGTATATCACGATTAAACTCTGTAAACGCTGCACCTTCTTTGATATCCCAATCCCCATCAAGGAGTTGTCTTCTCTGCTGTTCAGGCAAGGAAAGGAGCATAGACTCATAATCACCTTGTTCTGACAAATATGGATTATCAAATAATCTCGCAGGAATAAACCTACGTTTAAATAGTGGCTGACCTTCTTTGCTGTGGCCTGTTGGATAGCTAAGAGTTTCATTCGTATCTATATCTGTTGCCCAAAAAGATTGCCCTGCCGCTGCAGGATCTATAAACATCTTTTTTACCCAATGATGCCCCCTTCCACCGGGATTTGTCGTTGCTCTCATGTAGATAGGCAGATCAGAACTAGCGGTACGTAAACGTGATCGTAGGTAGTTCCAAGCAAAAGGAGTAGGCCATTGAGTAAGTTCGTCAAATCCTATCCACGTAAATGCTAATCCTTGATAGCGTAATACGTCATCCTCTCTATCTAAATAAGAAAACCACAATCTCCCACCTGAAGGAGTAACCCATTGCATTTTTCTCTCTGACCATTTTATATTTGGTATAACTTTGGGATAGAGTTCTTGTGACTTCCACACAAGTTCTCTTAATTCTTCTGTTGTATGTCGCAAAAGTAGTCCACTAAACTGTGGGTGTTGTAAATACCGTAGTGGATCAGCTAACATTGCATAACTCTTACCACCACCTGCCGAACCGCCATAAAGAACTTCACGTTCTCCCGATGCTAAGAAGTCTGTCTGTGGTCCTTTATTTGGTTTAAATACCACATTATGAGCTTCTTCTTGTGCAATAACTTCTCTTTGTATTACAGGAGTTACTTGCTTCTTAGGTTGCACCTGTTCTTTCGGCTTCGATTTCTTTCGCTTTGGTGATCGCCTTTTCTGCATACTCTGCCCACTTGCGTAGGCTTCTAGCTTTGTTTTTACGCTGTCGTTCATTCTCTAATCTTTTCCTCAAACCTACGTGAGAAATGTATCTATCTGTTTGAGTACTTAACCAATTCGCTACTTCACGAAAGGAATACTGGTCTACGTACTTCCTAGCCATTTCTAACTTATCTAGTTCTTCCGCTATGGGTATAAGTAAATCAGGATCGGTTTCATCCTGCTTATAACCAAAGGGTATAGTTCTGGCTATTCGGGGTATTGGTTGCCACTCATTGTCCTCTTTAATATCGGTAGGCTGTGGTAACTTCCATTTGCCTAATGATCGATTCATTTTTTCTTTTTACGTTTTAATAGTGGAGATACGCCTTTACGTACGTTATCTTGCTGCTTAATACTAGGTTTTATCGCATATAACTTTTTAACACTAGGATCATTTGGATTTAACTGACGAAATCTTTTTACTGACATTCCTGCTTTTTTGGCTTTCTCTCTGATTGTAGCTTGTGTCTTGTACAATGCTGTTACTCTAGCTTCGCCTCCCTTTTTATCAAAACCATAATCAAAATTACCTTTCGACAACCCTAGTGCAATAGGTGGGGGTTTTGTTGCCATAGGTTTAGACTTAGGTTTAGCTTTAGCTTTAGCTTTCGCTTTTGATTTACCCCATTTTGCATCAAGTTTTGCTAATTTGCTTTTTCTCATTTCATCTGTTAGAGCCATCTGACGTATTTGTTTTAGTTCCGATTCATAAGTTGCAGGAGTTGAAGTTGGCCTAACACGTTTCGCTGCTCTAGCTTTTTTCTCTGTTGCCGATAGGGTCTTCCTACCCTTTAGGGCTTTTTTTAACCCTCTAGCTACTCCTCGTATCGCCATTAGTAATCTCCTTCTATGTTTTTAGGGGGCATTAACACAACACCACCACTTGCTTCGACCTGTACCTTTTCGGTTTTAATTAAACCTGTACGATCTAATAGCTCTTTAGCTGCTGATAGCTTATCTCTTATACCTAGTTGTGTAGGATCAGATAAACTACCTGCAATCGCAACGGCAGCCTGTGGTGCATTACGTGCTAAGTATAGCTGTGTCGCTTCTAGGATTTCATCCTTTAAGCCTTTGGTAATATCGCTAGTACTGCTTGATTCAGAATACCCTGCAAGTTTTTTAGCAGCAACAACATTGCCACCTGCTTCCTCAAAGAGGACATCAAGAAAGCGTTGTTGCATTTCGGTTAACTGTCTAGCCATTATATATCTGTTCCTTTTTTTATTTCTTTAACTTTCTCTGGTATAATCTGACACGCAGGTTTTGCTAGGTACACAGTAGAACTCTTTAGTATAATATTTGCTTTAGCATTAGATTCTACAAAACATGCATCCTTTGTCTCTATTAGTTCTAAACCTGTAATCATGTTGCAAGACTCTACATAAGGTGCTGAACACACTAGTATTATAGGTAGCCACATTAGTTTATTTCAAGTTGAAAATGAGGACCATCAATAAAGGGTTTTCTGCCTTGACTACGCCTCGTATCAATATACTCATTCATTAAATCCTCAGAGCTACCATCCCAATCATTTAACTGCTTGTGCCACGCACCACCCCATGTTACAGGATGTCCTTGTATAACTGCAGCAGCTTTGATTGCGTCAGCTATGTCATCGTACAGATTTAACTCCCATGATGCCCTTGAACCCACATAAGCCATAAGATCCACTGCATGTGATTTACCTGTTGATGCTTGGGGTAAGTGGCGGCTGTTCATGGTTTTTGATGCACCCTTCTTAACTAACTCGGCCTGTTCTGTTTTTGTCCTAGTGCCACATATAACTCCAAAGTCCACCTTAGTCAGAGTTATCGCTTCCTTTACGATACTCACTAAGGATTCGTGAACGCCTTCTAATTTGCTCAAGCTTCTTGAACTTAATGTATAACTCATGTTCTCTCTCCCTATTCTTTACCCATTGGCTTGTGTGCTTCAAGCTGTCTAGTGGGTACTTACGATTTCCTATATACTCTTGCCTATAGCGTATTAAATGGTTTTTACTTTTTTCTACCAAAAAACTTACTCACAGATCGTATCCCAAACGATGCGGCCACTATCGCTCCCAAGGAAAGTTGATACCAATCAGGCATCTGTTGCAGTGAAAGAAACCCATCATGCACGATCTGTCTTCCCCAATCACCACAAAATGAAAGGATAAGTGGTAGTGTAAAGATTATAGTCAACCACTCGTCTTTCCAACTACTTTGCGTAGCACGTATAGCAGCAAGCTCCCAATCAATTTCACCTGTTGCTTCCTTCATACGAATCTGTGCTTCAGCCTTTTGAACTGCTGTTTTCCCATCTATCCAAGATGTTGCGAGTCCACCGACTGAACCTAATATTGAAGATATGGCATTAAAGCCTAGCATATTACTTCCTTTTACCTGATAAATAGGCCACCGAATTTTTAGAAAAAATTCTGTCTAACCATAATATAAATTTAATCATCTGAAATCCATAGTAATGCTGTGAGTAAAAATACCACAGAAACAAATATAGTGACCACAAAAAATGTAATCACTATTCTTTAGTACACTTACCTGTCGATCTACACGTAGCACGTGTGTCACATTGAGGGCATGGGATTGGAAATCTACTCACATGTATGTCCTTTTCCTTCTAATATTTCTTTATAGCATCTAGGGCATATCGTCATTTACACGTACACCCCTTACTGCCTGTGACATAACCTGCCACGATTCCTACAACGCCTACTAGAGCATTATTTAATAGAGCTAAGATGCCCTCATCAAATTCACCACCATGCTCTGCAGCCATCATAAACTCATCTACAACAATGATACCTAGCAAGCCCATAAGACCTAACGCTAAGATCATTACAGTTATGTGTTTCATACTATCCATTACTTAATGCCTGTGTACATACAGCCACTAACCATGACTGCAATATATAAACATATAGCTATGATAATAAGTTTACCATAATCTAAATCCCACGCAGTACCTTCACCACGTGAGCTAAAAAAATCCATTATTCTTCCCCACATTATATGTTCTCCCTTTGCTCTACTTTAGATGAGACTTCAACTCTTGACTTCCCACCATTCATGTATAGTCCAAACCAAGCTGCACCTGCCCCCACAACGACAGACACAAATCCTGCCTGTGCGTTGTTAGGATCAGATAGATTCATAAACCAATTACAAGTTTGATAGAACACGACCATGTACGACAGGATCAATGCTCTAGGCACAATACGCCATGAGTCTAGTTTTTCAGGGGTTATCATCTTTTAAACAAACCACCTTTACGCCAATCTGAGTGCCTTACTTTACCACCACGATTATATCCTTTTCTAGCTGAGTCACGCCTTTGTGCTGCTTCTTCCATTCGTCTTGCTTTATACTCCATAGCTGCTAAGTTCTTACCTTTTAAAGTTGGGTACTTATCTTGCTTGCTTGATCTTGCAAGATTTCTTTTTAGTGAAGCAAGATTACGTTTCTGTATAGCCGTAAGGTTAGCACGTGCTTGTAGATCTCGTATCGCCTGTTCTACCTGCTTTGGTGTTGGATTACCCCACACCTCTCCTGACGTACGATCAATACCATTCTCTCTATTACCAATGATATTTTTAGTTTCTACTCCTTTAGCTTTAGTCTCTTTGGCTTTTATTACTGATCCACCGGGGCCTGCTAAACTAATCTTCTCTTTTGCATTTGAGCCTCTTGATCCCGATTGTTTTCTTCTTATGCTATCTACTTTAGCAGCATCAGCCTTATCCATACGTGAAATTTTAGCTTTAGCTGTTGTACTACCTTCTCTTTTAGCTTGTTCTAAAGCTACTTTCTTTTTAGCTCTAGCTCTCGTACCACCTACGGCAGCCTGATCTTTTAAGAAGTTAGCACCTGAAGCTTTACCGACAGTAACTTTACCTGCCCTGCCCAATTCTACATCAAGCTCGGATCTATCAGATGAACCACTACGACCTCTACTTTCAGGACCTGTACCTGCTTCTACTTCATACTTCTTCCTAAAGCTTCGGTTTACTTTTGGTGCTTTCTTTTTTTCTTTGTATGGTTTAAGCTTTGCTAGTTTAGCATGCATTTGTTTCTGTGATGCTGACCTCTCTTTAGGCTTAACCTTCTTCACCTTCTCCCAAGACTCTTGTTCTGTCTTGGATCTTGTTGTACGACCTACAGGTCTTTTAGCTGTCTTTTTTCCTGTACTAATTCTAGCGTCAGGTCTACCTGAACTAGCAACATACTCAGCTAATTTTTTAGCTCCTTTTGTAAATTTACCCATGCTCTATTTCCCTATTTCTTTTTAAGCCATTGAGACAGGGTAAGACCTGACTTCTTCAGCTGCTCTGCAGTTACGGCTGCCTTACGCTTGCCGTTTTTATCGTAGAAGTATTTCTTCCCCATCTTCTGTGCTTGGGCTATAGTACGTGGCTTATCGGGAGATTTAGACACTTGTCCAATCCTCTTTTCATAAGCATCAGATCCACCGACTCTGATCTTCTGTCCGGGTTTAATCTTGTTTAGATCTTTTATTTGGGGATTGATTTTTTTGAGATTAGCTACCGTTGTACCATTCCTTTTGGCAATAGCCGTTAGGGTATCTCCACTCTTAACTGTTACTTGCTTTGTATCTCGTATAGCTTTCTTTTGAGCTTCAGTTAAGGTCTTAGCTTTCCTACCACCTGTCTTAGGCCCTGCACGTGTTCCCATTCCAGGTGTTCCAGGGGTTGCTCTTGATTTTGCTTTAGGGCTTTCCCACTTTTTACCCTGTCTGTCATATACGTAAGATCCACCTGCTCCAGGTTTTTTACCTGTCTGTACTCCACTACGTACTCCCATTCCGGGTGTGCCTACCTTCTTACTGCGGTAAGTTCTTGGTGTCTCATGGGAAAGACTTTCTTCTTTTGCCTTTATTTTAGCTTTAGTAGCATCGGCAAATGCCATAGGTTTAGTAATACGAGATGTAGTTTTTGTAGTTGTACCTGTTTTAATTCCTGATCGTACACCGGGTTTAGCTCTCTTCTTCGGTTTAAACAAATCAAGAATCTTATCGACTCTTTTACCAAAAGCTTCATTAGCTTTATTCTTTCTATTATTAGAAGTAATCTTTTTATTAGAAGATACTTCTCGTTTAAGATCCTTTACGGATTTTCTTTTATCTGCAGCAGTTCTTTTTTGCTGTTGTAGCTTCTTAATCTTATCTTTATATCTATTAGTGCTGTAATCTCTTGCCATATTTAAAGTTTCCTTTTACTTTAATTACCCGACCACCCTTCAGCGATCATTGCTTCTTCCACTTCTTTAAGTGAAAAAGACCTACCATAATGAGCTTCTACAGCCTTTCGTACGTAGAAGACATCACTATGTGGTATGTGGAGTTTATGTAGACTGTTAGTACGGATAGCATCATAGAATGCTTCGATAACATTGTCTGTATATAGTTTTACGGATTTCTTCGCCATTGTCAATACTTATTTTTAATTTATACGGATGTTATTCATTTAAAGTGTTATTTATATATTAGGTGAATAACACTTAAAGTGTACCGTACGTTTATGTTTCTATATAATTATACCACAACTCAAAAGGGGTGTCAAGTAATTAATTTGACATAGGCTAGGTGTGCAGCTCTTTGTGTATACCCCAAGTGGTTAACAAGTGATTTTACTAATCTGTGTAGTTCTGTGTATATATTAACGTACGCATGTGGGGTGGCCCTCGCCCACGCCCATCGATCAGGTGCATTAGGCATGCATCAGGCAGTCACTCATCGTTGGTGGATGCATTGGGGATGTATACACTCACTCATTACACACAGAAACCCAGTAAAACAAGGCACTTAAGCCCTGTTTGTTAACTGTTATCACATCAGTTGCCACAGTCAGAGTGTTACAGATTAGCAACACCACCAAAACAGTACCGATTTGAGACTGCCGATGCACCATAACCACTGTCCGACATCGGACACCAAAAATCCTCACGAGTTTCACGCACGAGTTTCGGATTACCTTCAGTAATCCTGTAACCACGCAGGAAACGGCAGGGACAGAGGATCACATACGCTACGCAAAAGGCCAAACTCCGATAACCATTTTTTATTAATAGTAATTCAGATAAATTATATCTCACTTATTTGTGAGAGATATAATTTCTCTTAAAATTACAATAAAAAATGAAAAAGGAAATCAACCATGCAAAATCAAATTTCATTCACTCCACTTACTCTTGCTGAAGTTTCTGCTGAAGGAAAAGCTCTTTCTAGAATTTGGAGATCTCTGAACTCTGTCAAGCTTTGTATCTCTGAGAAAGGTTTCGATTTTCGTCTTGGAAGAGTGATGGCTCAACTAAGAGCAGAAAGCCCTTCCGACCAAGGAATAGTCGGTAGAGATCAGAAGATCCGAGCAGGAATCTCCACTATAGATAGAAGGAGATTGAATGA